GGTAACGTAGGTTCTGGTACTGGTGCTACTATCGGTTCAGTTAGTATTTCTGCTTCTACACTTACTACTATAACTACCACAAATCCTGGTACTGGTTATACTAGTGCTCCTTCTGTAACAATCGCTAATCCTCCAACTGGTACTCAAGCAGTTGCTACTGCAGTTTATGCTGCAAGTGCTGGTGTTAAGATCAACAATGGTTCTAACTACCTATCAAGCTGGGCATCTGGTCAGGGTGTTGTTGGTGAATTTGCTGCAAGATATCCAGGTTCTAAAGGTAACTCTATCTCTGTAGCGTTTGCTGACGCAGCAACATTTACTGGTTGGACAGCTACTATTGCTGGTTCTACTATTGACTGTGCTTCTCTGTTCGATGCTGCTCCATCTACATCTACTTGGGCAACAAGCCAAGGTGGTTCTAATGATGAGATGCATATCGTTGTTTTCGACAAAGATGGTGGTATCTCTGGTACTGCTGGTACTATCCTAGAAAAATTTGCATTTGTATCAAAAGCATCTGACGCTAGAAAATCTGATGGTACAAACAACTACTACAAGAGCGTAATCAATACTAACTCAGACTGGATCTGGTGGATGGATCATCCAACTGCTCTTACTAGCGTAACTGGTACAGTTAACTGGGGTACAGCTGCTGCAGGTTCAACATACAAATCATTAACTGCTTCTCAGTATCGTTCATTCACTGGCGGTGCAGATGATTGGGCTGTTACTGATGCTGCAAAACAAAATGCATATGCACTATTAGCAAACGCAGAACAGTATGACATTTCATTAGTTATGGCTGGTGATGCATCAACTACTGTTGCTACTTACGTTATTCAGTCTGTTGCAGAATCTCGTTTAGACTGCGTGGCTTTTGTTTCTCCACAGAATGTTTCTAGCGGTGATCCTATCATTGGTGCTAGTTCTACAGAACAAAATGCAATTATTGCATACCGTAACTCACTACCAAGCAGCTCATACGCTGTTATGGATTCTGGTTACAAATATCAATACGACCGCTACAATGACGTATACCGTTATGTTCCATTGAATGGTGACATTGCTGGTCTATGTGCTCGTACTGACTACAACAATGACCCATGGTTCTCTCCAGGTGGTTTGAATCGTGGACAAGTTAAGAATGTTGTTCGCTTAGCATTCAATCCAAATAAAACACAACGTGATATGTTGTACAAAGCTGGTGTTAACCCAGTTGTTTCATTCCCAGGAGAAGGTACTGTTCTTTATGGCGATAAAACACTATTGGCAAAACCAAGTGCGTTCGATCGTATCAATGTTCGTCGTCTATTCATCGTTCTTGAGAAGGCAGTTGCAACAGCAGCTAAATTCCAGTTGTTCGAATTTAACGACCCATTCACTCGTGCACAGTTCAAGAGTTTAGTAGAGCCATTCCTACGTGACGTACAAGGTCGTCGTGGTATTACTGATTTCGTTGTTAAGTGTGATGAGACAAACAATACAGGACAAGTTATCGACAGCAATGAATTTGTTGCAGATATCTTTGTTAAGCCAAATCGTTCTATCAACTATATTACTCTTAACTTCGTTGCTGCTCGTTCAAGCATTAGCTTTACCGAAATCGGTGCGTAATTAAGAATAAATAGAAAGAACACAAAGGAGAAATAAATGGCAAATATTGCTGACTTTAAAGCACAGATGATTGGGGGCGGTGCTCGCCCTAATCAGTTTCGTGTAGAACTAACATTTCCGTCATATGTTACTCTAGGTGTGGTTGCTGGACAAAGAGCACAATTCTTGTGTAAAGCAGCACAACTACCTGGATCTACAATTGAAAACATTCCTGTTCTGTATCGTGGACGTCCTGTTAACTTTGCTGGAGAGAGAACATTCCAACCATGGACTATCTCAATCTACAATGATACAACATTCGGTATCCGTAATTCATTAGAACAGTGGCAGTCTGGTATTCAAAACTATAATTCGACTACTGGTCGTGTTAACCCTACTGACTATCAAGTTGACTTGAATGTTCACCAATTGGATCGTAATGGTGCAATTATTAAGAGTTACAAATTCCACGATGCTTATCCAACTAGCATCTCTGCAGTTGGACTTGACTTTGAACAACAAAATGCAATTGAACAGTTTGATGTAGAGTTTACTTACAACTTCTTCACTTCAAACACTGGAGCTTCTGCTGGATTTGGTGTTAATGTTTCTATTGATACACCAATCGGCACTATCCCTGTTTAATAATTAACTGAGGTTTATATAATGCAGATTTTTGGGTTTGAAATAAAACGCAAGCAGGACTCGGATCTACCAAGTGTAGTTACTCCGAGTCCAGTCGAGACAGGCGCAACCGTAATAAACACTGGCGTGAATGCTGGTGGGCATTACGGTATGGTCATGGATCTCGAAGGTACAATTAAAAACGAGAATGATTTAATTCGTCGCTATCGTGAAGTATCGCAGTATAGTGATTGTGATGGTGCTATCGAAGACATTGTTAACGAAGCTATTGTTGCAGATGAAGCCAAACGTCCTATCGAAATTATGATGGATGAGGTTAAAGTATCATCTGGTATTAAAAAGAAAATAGAAGAAGAGTTTGATAATGTTTTAAAGCTACTACATTTTAATGATAGAGCACATGAAATCTTCCGCTCTTGGTATATTGATGGAAGATTATATTATCAAATTCTTATAGATCCAGCAAATGCCAAACAAGGTATTCAGGAACTAAGATATATTGATCCACGTAAGATTCGTAGGATCAAAAATATCATTAAAGAAAGAACTCCAAAGGGAGTTGAAGTTGTAAAGACTGTAGAAGAATACTACCTTTACAATGATAAAGGAATTAC